TAATCAACAAGCAACAACTACATATACATTAGCTATTGGGGATGCAAATGGATTTGTAACAATGAGTGGTAGTAGTGCAAACACATTACTTGTTCCACCATTTTCAACTGTAAGTTTTACTACAGGAGCACAAATAATAGTATCTCAATCTGGTGCTGGAAAAACTACAATATCTGGCGGAACGGGTGTTACTTTACGAAGTTTGGGTGGGCTACTAAGTTTGGGTGGACAATATGCTGGTGCAACACTTGTAAAAATTGCAAATAATGAATGGTATGTGTTTGGAAATTTAATAGCATAAAAAAATGAAATTAATAACTAACAGAATAATAGATACACTTTTGAATAATTAAAATAATATGGAATTTTTTATTAATAAGGGGGCAACACTGCCAGTTTTAAAGCTTGAGCTAATCCAAGATGGCAGAAATGACTTTCATAAATTTTTTGAACTAATTCAAAATGCTGACATTTATTTTAATATGACCGATATTGTTACAGGTATTAAAAAAATCGGGAAAAAAATAACGGGAGTATCTTTAGTCAATCCTATTAGTTGTGTAGGTGAAGAATATTATCTCACATATCAATTTACAGAAAGAGATACTAATACGGCTGGTCGTTATGTTGGTCAATTTACAATTGAGTTTCTAGATGGGACGGGTACACTAGTCGTTCCAATTAGAGAAGATTTATATATTAATATCTTAGATTCTGGTATTAAAAAATAGTTTAGATACTTGCATTAAATAAATTGTTTTCGTATATTTATTAAACATTTATAAATGTTTAATCTTTTATTTTTACAAATATAATTTGATTTTGGTCAAGTGACTTTGTATATTTGTTTAAATCTAATAAATGAGTACAACAACTGTATCGGTTTCACCAGAGGTAATTGAAAATTTTTTAAATGGTAATAATCCAAAAAAATATGTTGTAAGTATTGAGGCTAGTTACCATGAACCGTCGGTTTTTCTAGTTGTGAATGACCCATCCACTGAAAAAAAAATAGAAAAACATAACTACAAACCATTTTTATGGTATAAAGCCGATATCATACCATTGCTTTACGGTGGTAAAAAAATGAAAGCAATGGAGGCGGCACAAAGATATGGTGTTACAACTAAAAAATTAATTATTAGCAACTCTGAGGGATTTGTTCCTAGTAGATTAGAGAATGGTTATAAATATTTAGTAACTTGTACTAAATCATACAACGATTTAATTTTATTTTTTAAAGAAGGTGGGCTTGATGTATTTAATAAAGAATATTCAAAGTATTTCTTTATGTTTACACCTGTTGAGCAATTTATGATTCAAACAGGTATTCGTTTATTTAAGGGTATGGATGACTATGATGATTTACATCGGTTTCAATTTGACTTAGAAACCGAAGGATTATCTGGAAAAAATGATGCTATTTTTCAAATAGGGATGCGAGATAATAAAGGATTTGAATATGTATTAGAAAGTACTGGTGATACATTAGCGGATAAAAGAAAAACAGAAAAAGATAATATTAAATTATTTTTTGATGTTATTGATACACTAAAACCTGACATTATTACTGGTTACAATTCAGAAAGTTTTGATTGGCAATTCCTTTTTGATAGGTGTGAGCGTTTAAATATTGATATTAATAAAATTGCAAAGGGGTTAGATGGTAAATATAAATTTAAGAGAAAGCCAGCAATGCTTAAATTGGGTAACGAACAAGAGGCTTATCTTCAAACACATATATTTGGTCATAATATTATTGATATTGCACATTCCGTTAGAAGAGCACAAGCAATTAATAGTGATATTAAAGGTTGGGGTCTCAAATACATCACACAATATTCTGAGGTTGCAAAAACAAATCGTGTTTATGTTTCAGGTGACAAAATACATACAATATGGTCTGATACTTTAAATGAATATGCATTTAATGACCAAAATGGTGATTTTTATAAGATATCTGAACGTATGCCATTAAAGGATAACTATACTAAGGTAAAGGGTAATTATATTGTCCAGAGATATTTATTAGACGATTTATGGGAAACCGAACAAATTGATAGGTTATTTAATCAAGCGGCATTTTTAATTGCTAAACTTCTCCCAACAACTTATGGACGTAGTACTACTATGGGTACCGCAAGTCAATGGAAACTTATAATGGCTGCTTGGTCATACGAAAATAATCTTGCAATTCCAGCAACAGAACCAAAACGTACTTTTACTGGTGGATTATCTAGGTTATTAGAGGTTGGCTACGCAAAAAATGTCGTAAAACTTGACTATGCTGCATTATATCCAAAAAATCAACTTACACATGACATTTTCCCAAATTTAGATATTAGCGGTGTAATGAAAGGTCTTTTAACGTATATTGTAGATACTCGTGATAAATTTAAATTCTTAACCGATACACATAAAAAAAACACTAAAAAAATTAGTGAAGAAATTAAGAAAAATAAAGACATATATACTAAAGAAAAAATTGAAGAATTAAATATAGAAGAAAAAAAACATAAGGATTTATCTAATTTATACAATAAAAAACAATTACCACTTAAGATATTAGCAAACTCATGGTTTGGTGCTTATGGTGCACCATATATTTTTAATTGGGGTGATACCGATTGCGCTGAAGAAACAACTTGTCGTGGCCGTCAATACTTAAGGTTAATGGTTAAACACTTTACTGAAAAATATGGATTTAAGGCATTAGTTGGCGATACCGATGGGGAAAATTTTGCAATTCCAGATAATATAAATACGTTTAAATATTTAGCTAAAGGTTCACATTGGAAAACTACTGAATACGCTAATCAAGAATTAGTTGGGTTGGACGCAGTATTGGCTGAATTTAATGAAACATATATGATTGGTAGAATGGGCTTGGATATTGATGATATATGTAATTCAACTATCAATTTTTCTAGAAAAAATTATGCAAATGATATTGGTGGTAAAATAAAATTTGTTGGGAATTCTATTAAATCCAAAAAAATGCCAGTATATATTGAAGAGTTTTTATCTAAAGCAATTAGATTATTATTAGATGGTAAGGGTAAGGAGTTTATTAATCATTATTATGATTATGTTGATAAAATTTACAATTACAATATCCCATTGGTTAAGATAGCGTCAAAATCTAAAATTAAATCAACTATTTCAGATTATAAAAAGAAGGCAAATAAAAAAAATAAAGCTGGTAACCCAATGCCCAAACAAGCGCATATGGAATTGGCAGTGAAAGACAATTTAACGGTAAATTTAGGCGATGTATTGTATTATGTGAATACTGGTAATGCTAAAAATCAAGGTGACATTAAAACCATACGTGGTAGTAAAATGACAAAAAAAGAAAAGGCTGATTATGAATTAAAGTATGGCCGACCAGTAAGTCCTGATTATATTGAGATTCAAATTAATTGTAAGTTAATTAATCCTAATGATGTAGATTTAAATTTTGAAATATTAAAGGAAATTGAAACGTTTAATAAAATATTAACTACTATTGATGACGTTGATAAAATCAACGAAATTAATTTACAAATTGTTAATTTGGAAGGCCAATTATTAACTGACGAGTATAATGTTAATAAATATCTTGAAGCGTTTAATAAAAAGGTTAAACCGTTGTTAGTTTGTTTTCATCCTGATATTCGAAAGAAAATTTTATTGACAATTAAGAAAGATAAAAAAACTAAATTAGAAAAAATTACGGAAAAAAATATTTTTAGTGATGCACAATGTCAATTAGTATCAGGCATGCCTGATGAACCTATCGACCAAGATACGTATGAAGAATTAATGACAATGGAAGACAAGGAAATAAAGTTTTGGGATAAGGTTAATAAAGTACCTAATAATATTGAAGAAGAAGAATGGGAAAAAATAAGAGCTGATTATCATGTTAGAAAAGCAATAGAAAGAGAAAATGGTATTATAAACGAAAAAAATATGTTAGATGACATCTTTAAACATTTTGAGATTGAACAATTAAAAATGATTGAACAAACACTTACAATACCCGATTCAATATTGATTTTAGCTACTGTCGATGATGATGGATATTTTGTGTCAAGAAAGTGGGATGTAATATTGTGTCATGTTAATGACATATTTAATTACGAAACCGAAGCAATTGAAAGAAATATATGGTATCAAAGTAATAATATTGAAAAAGTTGATAAATATGAATTGTGGCTAGATTATAAATCAGAACAAGAAATTATGCATATAAGTGTTCAAGTAAAACAAGAGATGCTTAAGATTCAAGATGTTTCATTACCAAGGGTAAAAGAATTAGTATATAATTTTGAAAATACATTTACCCCTATTGTTGATGATAATGATGATGATAATGATGATGACGATGACGATGAATACAATCCAGAAAAACTTGAATCAGAAGTTGATGAATTTATACCAGAAATGCAACGAGCAGATTTTGAAATAGAGATTGGTACGATATCTGAAATTAATACTGATTTGCTTTCAAGCATCGTTGAAATAATTGAAGAACCGATAATACCAACAAAAATTATTAAGCGAAATGTCAATCCATTTGATGAACAATTATTTAATGCGATACCAAATAAAGATATTGAAGATAAATCGTCAGAAATAGTTGATTATGCTAAAAAATTGCTAATGACAATGAATGAAATTAAAGAAGAAAATGACGAATGGAATTTTTAAAATAAAAAGGGGGAGTTGTTGCTCCCCTTAATTATTTTTAATAGACATAGAGTCCAAGTGGCCTAAATTTTAACGATGTGTTTAAAAAAGTAGCTTCATTTGCACCACGCTCAAGCTGGCTTGTTGATGATAACCTAACTAATCTAGTTTCAAGCCTTTCAAGAACTGCTTTTCTTTCATCGTTTCCTTCTGAAATTAGTGTTTCATAATCCATCGTTCTTTCAGCTTCTGGAGGGCCAACTATACCGCCAAATTTTCCTCTAACTCTACCTAAAGCTCTTTTTGCTTCAGCTATAAATAATTGTCTTATAAGCGTTTTTGTTGGTTCATTAAAGCTAGAAAAATCTAACTTAGATAGTGGAACCTCATTTGGTAATTTAATGATATCTGGGTTATCTAAACGACATTTATCAACATCTTTTCCAGATGTATCATAATAATGATACCATACTTGACAACCAGCCAAAGATATTGAAGTACCTGCGCCACCAATACCGTGACCAAATGATAACTTAGAACCTGGTGTGCTTAACAAATGCAATAATTTTGTTCCGTCTGGACCTGCGGTAATTTTATAAACCATTTCACTTCTAACAATTTTATTTTTAAGATTCATATCTTGAGCTGTTAATAGAATATCAAATGCTGGTGCAATATAATATCCACTACGGCCACCGCCAGTACCTGTTCCAGCAGTACCGTATCCACCACCCATTTGTGCAAAACCGCCACCAAAACCATAATCAATTCCACCATAGTTTGCTAGTAATGCTTGGTTAACTGCTGTTGGTGTTAACCATAAAACTTCATTAATTTCACGACCAGCAGGAATCTGATACACTTGTCTACCTGCCTCAACGGTAACATAATCTTTTTTAAGCTCCCAAGGTCCGTTTGTTTGAAGCCCGACTTGTTTTGAGTAGGCATAAGTATATTGTGTCATTAAGTCTAATGACCTAACGCTCATAGCAAATGCCATGTCCGTAGTATCAATGTTTTGCCCTAATAGTGATAGCCATTGATGTTCGACAAGCCATTCTTGAACGTACTGTGCATAATCTTCAATAGAAATCTCTAAAAGTGTGCATAGTTGTTCATCAACTAATTCAATTTGACGAGTGGGCGCACCCAAAGAATGTCTAAATTGTCTAAATAATTTTTCACGTTCTTCAGTAGTTACTGGCATGTTAATTCTTTTCTTATAAATATTAAGAAATGTAGAATTAAATTAAAAACTTCTTTGTGAGGTTTGCAGCTTCTTGAATTGTTGTAAATGAAATTTCAGGTATTAGTACTTGTCGGCCAACTTTAATCATTGGAACGTCATCACATTTTGTGAGTTCATAAAGTTTATTAAATTCTTCTTCATTTTCGGGTTTATTTACATCAATTTCTGTAAATTTAACACCTTCGTTTGTTAATATTTTTTTGAGTTCCATACAATATGGGCAATTTTCAATTGTGTATATTCTAACCATAATTTTTTATTCGTTATTTAATATTGTATCTATTAATAATTCAGTTTCATCATTTATATCATTTTTAACACCTAATATACTATCAATTACTTCTTTTTTAGTTTTCAAAACACCCCACATTCTTGTTGATATTGTATTGTCAAATAATTGATAATATACATTTACATCATTTTTTTGTCCAATGCGAAAACAACGGTCTTCTGCTTGTTCATTATTCCCCGTTACCCAATCAAATGAATTGAATATAACAACATTTGCTTCGGTAAGTGTAATTCCAACACCAGCAGATTTTATGTTACCAATAAATACTTTAATATTAGGATTATTTTGAAAATTATCTACTGAATTTTGTTTTTCTTTAGCTGACATTGGTCCATGATGAATTACACATATCTTATCAAAATATTCTTGAAGTTCAAGTAATTCGTCTGTAAAATTAGTGAAAATAATTACTTTTTTATTTAATTCTATTGCGTTTTCTGTCATTTCAATTGTTTGTGGAATCGCTTCCATTGCAATAAATTTACGTAAAAGAATTAATTCTACTAAGTCTCTTTGAATCGGACCTTTTTTCTTTTCTACCCTTCTTTTTTCTAAATAATCTTCCCATAGTTTATCATATTCAGACCATCCCTTAGATGATAACTCATGATAAATTGGTGTAATAACTTTATCTGGCATATCCAACACATCGGTCTTTAACCTCCTAATAATTAAATTTTTAGTTTTTGTTGATAATTCATCAAGATTTGATGCACCATCAGTTAACCAAATTTGTTTTCTCTGCCCATTTTTAAGCGTTTTGGTAAATCGTTTAGCATCACAATATCTTGTGGCAAAATATTGCCAATTATTAGCTATTGGAGACCTTATAATCTTAAGTAAATTAAAAAAATCCATTGGTCTATTGGCTATGGGAGTACCTGTAAGTAGCCATACTTTTTCAACATTATAATTTACAACTAAATCAACCATAATTTCACCTCTAATACTTTTATTGTTTTTTAGATAATGAGCTTCATCAACAATTATTAAGTCAAAATGTGAATTTACAAGATGATGATTAAGTTCTAATATTGGGTCATTGTCGTTTTTCTTTTTGCCATCACCTAGTGTATGAAAATTTTTAAGTATATCGTAATTTATAATAGTAAATTTGGCTTTTTGCCATTTTTTACCTTCAACAATAACAACATCATCACAAAAAACTTCAATTTCACGTTTCCAATTAATTTTTACTGCCGATGGACATACAATTAATATGTTTTTAGCATTACTTTCAATAGCAGAAACAATAGATTGCGTGGTGTTATGTGTAACTATGGCGTGTTGGATTACATATAATTTATCAGGGGAATCTACGGATATACAAGTACATTCATCTTCGCCATATTTTTCAATTTTAGAAATATACCTACCTGTGGGATATTTTTTGGGTTCATTATATCTATCTGCTTTTCGTTTTAATCTAAATGGGTTCATTCCTGATGGTAATTTTATATTTAACCTATAGGCACGTTTACAAATTACCTTAATACCATCTTTATTTTTATATGAGCCAATCTTACTTTTTTTTCTTACTATACCACCCAATGAATGTACAATTTCCGCAACATCATCAGCTAATTTTTCAGATACTGTTGAATATTCAGTTCCTGTAAAATTTCCGTTTTCTGATAACATGCAATGTCCATCAGTATCCATTAACCCTTGTAATATTGATAATCGATTTTCTATTGATGAATACTTGTAAATGTCAGGTATAAATTTATTATGTGAACGAGATTCACTTAAACCAATATCAATAATTTCTTTACCTAAATAAATTATTCCACCAGATAATTTTTCTTTTGTTTTTATTGGTTTAATATTATATTGACCTAACATTTCATCGTAATCATCTTTATTAATAACAATAGTACAATTTTTTTCATGTAAATGACCGTCACC